GTATCAAACACTGGATTTACATTAGGTTCGCATACAGCCGCTGCTAATGGTTACACTTTTCTTCCAAACGGTCTAAAGATGACTTGGGGATGGGTGTTGTCTAACACTAGCACTGGTTCTATATCTTTTGCAGACGTTTTTAGTACTGCAGTATTTTCAATTACTGCTACAGGTAATACTGCAGATTACGTTTATTTTACAGCAAGAACAGTAAGCGGTGCAACAGTAAGAACTTCTAATGCTACTGCAACAAACGTTTATTATATTGCTATCGGTAAGTAAGGGTTATTAAATGGGTAAGTTACTACCTACATACAAAAAAGCTCTCATTGATGAAATGAAAGATAATATGTTGTCAGGCTCAAGCGATTATTACGCTTTTGCTGCTGATCCTGTTTCTAGCCTTACTGTCCCCACGCTAGCAAACGACGATTATGACACAAATTATCCTGTTTGGTCAATGCTTTTTGGTAAACGACTTACTTATAATGATGTTACATTAGTCATAGACAATAAACAATGGGAATATGGAAAAGTATTCGACGAATATGATAATACCTCAGATACATTACATTCTAACAGTAATTTTTACACTGTGTGTATTCCTGGCATTGTTGGTGGCAACTATTTGATCTATAAATGTATAGATAACGCCAATGGCGCTCCTTCTACAATTGACCCAAGCACCATTGGTGACCCTCAAGGCAAATTGTCATTTCAAACTTCAGATGGTTATGTTTGGCGTTATGTTTATTCTGTTTCTTCTGCAAACTACGATAAATTTGCAACAGATGACTATATTCCAGTTTATACAGATCAAAATATCTATGCTACTGCATCAAGCTATTCAGGCGTAGAAGTTGTTGTCATTACTAACCCAGGATCTGGTTATGATGCACACCATGACGGTATTGTAGAAGCTGTTATTAACAGTACCATGATTCAGATTTCTTCAAATGCATCATCTTTCAATGAATATTATACTAAAAATGGAATTTATATCTATAACACATTAGAAACAACTTCTCAATTAACATATGTGAAACAATATATTTCTAATACTACTGGTAATTTCGTAAGAGTGCAAGACGAAGGAATCAATACAGATAATATAATTGAAGGCGAGACTCAATATAAAATCAGCCCAAGAGTAGTTTTCAATACAGACGCTGATCTCGGAGCTCGACCAAAAGCTTATACTACAATCAATCCTTATCAGAATTCTATTGGTAGTATAATTATGCTTGACATTGGAACTGGAATCACAAGAGCCAATGTCTCAATTCAGAGTAATACTCTTTGGGGATCCGGAGCCACAGCTTATGCTATTGTTCCTCCTCCTGGAGGGCATGGAAGCGACCCAGCATCAGAATTAGACGCCAAAGGATTCTGTGTAGCTTTTAGATTTTCTAACAACGAATTGACCACAATACCAGACAATATTAATTACTCTAAAATCGGTTTAATGAAAAATCCATACGCTATGGATATAAATTTCGAAAAAAGTGAAAACAGGTATCAAACTAACACTTTTAATCAACTTTTGAAATTTGATATCAATAACATATATTACACTTTCAACGTTGAAGATGTTATCTATGGAGAAAGTTCTGGCGCTAAAGGAATTATAGCCTTTGTTAATTCTAGTGCAATGTATGTAGCCGGAGACAGAAGTTTTGAAGATGGTGAGAGAATCACTTATGAAGATGGTACACCTACCCTCAATATAACTATAAGTGCAGAAGGCGCAATTTACACTAAAGACGTTAGACCTCTTTATGTTCAGAATATAAATACAGTTGAAAGATCAAACACACAGACTGAATCGTTCAAGTTGATTGTAGAATTTTAAACAGGATTAGAAAATGCCAATAAACACTAATTTTAACGTCAACCCTTATTTTGACGATTATGATGAAGCTAAAAATTATTATAAAGTCCTATTCAGACCTTCTACAGCTATCCAGGCACGTGAACTCAATCAAATGCAGACTATTCTGCAGAAACAAATTGATAGATTTGGTCAACATATATTTAAAAACGGCTCTATAGTATTAGATGGTTCTTTTGATTATGAACATTACATTGATACCGTAAAGGTAGTTTCATTAACCCAAGATCTAGAATCATCATATTTTGTTGGTAAAATTGTTACTGGATCTGTTTCCGGTGTCGAAGCTTACGTAAAACACGTAGACTATGATTTCGATAATAACGTTTATGTATTTTTCGTTAGATATACAAAATCAGGCACAGATACTAATTTCTTTCTAACGGACGAAATTGTCACTGACAACAGCAATCCTAATAATTTCTTTAAAACTGTAGAAGAAGATTGCAACTCAGTAGGAACTATCTTTAGCATTTCGCAAGGCGTAATGTTCTCAAAAGGCTTTTTTGCAGCCTTTCCTGCGCAAACTGTGGCGCTTTCGTTTTATACCACAACTCCTTCTGTGATTGCAGGTTTTAAAGTTGTAGAATCAATCATAACAGATTTACAAGATCCATCTTTATTGGATAACGCTCTAGGATCTCCTAATGAAAACGCTCCAGGAGCTCATAGATTTGCAGTAGATCCTACTCTTACTGTTGTTGATTATGATGCTGAGATTACTGATCCTGATTTTTCGATTCTTGTTGTTATTAAAAATGGCATTATCGAACAGTCTAAAGAAAGAACTGAATACGCAAGAATTTATGACGAATTCGCAAAAAGAACTTATGATGAATCAGGCGATTATTACGTTTCTGGGTTTAATGCCAGAGTAAGAGAGCATTTAAACGTAAACTCTAATGAAGGACTATTCTCATTAGCAGAGGGTGGCGATTCACAAAAACTAACTATCGATATTGATCCGGGTGTTGCTTACGTAAAAGGTTATGAAGTTAATAAACTTGTCACACAGCACATTATTACTGATAAGGGCATAGAATACGAATCTGAAAACGGTGAAACTATTAATGCAAGAACAAGTGGTTATTATCTAGTCAAAGAAGCTATAGGGACCCTATCTTTAGATACTGGTACTTTAGTAAATCTTTATAATACTGCTGAACAGAGAATTACAAATAAAACAACATTATCAACAGCAAATACTGGCGCTTTGATCGGTACTGCTAGAGTTAAGTATTTTGCTTACGATTCAGGATCTCAGGGTTCAGCTAACGGTTCATATAGATTATATCTATATGATACTCAGCTTACTAACGGTAACATTGCAAATGTTAGATCAGTAGGTATCAGCTCTACATTTTTTGCTGACATTCAATTAAATTCAAATAGTACTCCAATATTCAACGATTATAATCTTAACACTTTGCTTTATAAAGTTAATACCAATTATACTAGATCTCTCAGAGGTAATAATGGTATTTCTGATACAATTTTCAATTTCAGTAGAACAGAAACAAAAACCACAAACTTTGCTACTGGTGGTATCTTAACCTTATCTTTGAGTGGTTCAGATCAGGAAGAATTGTCGTATTCTACTGGTTCTCTTTCTTCAACAGAAAAAAGAACTATTCTTCTTACTGTTAATGCTAATAAAGATATTCATTTATTCTCGCCATCTGGTGTAGTATCTGGAACTTCTGGTCAGGGCAATCTTACTGGAACTTCTACATATTTCTCTAGATTGAACGCTGGTGATAGAATCAAAGTAAACGGTAGCTACTATTTTGTAAACACAGTATACAGCGATACATCTATGAGTATTGTAGGTACTCTTTCTAGTAGCCCAGTTTCTAACGTGATTTATAGATCATACATGGCTGGTGATATAGTTGATTTGACTATAAAGGGCAGTTCAGGTGTAACCAGAAATGTTAGTTTATCATCTTCTGGTGTCATGACTGTTGATTTGAAGGAAGACACTTCAAACACAACAGGTTCAGTTTCTTGTTCAATCACTTATAATATTACTAGAAGTGGTGCTCAGGAAGTCAAAAAAATATTGAGTCCTAGACGTTATGTGATGATCAATACAGCAACTAACGTTGCTAATACTGTTGGTCCATATAACTTAGGTTTGCCAGACGTTTATAGAGTAAGATCTGTAAGAATTAAGACTGGTGCATTTGTTAATAACACTGATGGTGATGATGTAACATCATATTTCGCTCTAGATGATGGTCAAAGAGATTGTTTTTATGATCACGCTTCTTTGATATTCAAAGGCGGTATTGATATTAAAAACAAATATCTATTGGTGCAATTAGATCATTTTGAGGCAGATTATACTGGCGGCGCTGGCTATTTTTCTGTTGATTCATACCCAGTTGATGATACGACAGTTTCTGAAAGCACTATTTTCACCTATCAGATACCAGTGTATGCTACATCATACGGTGAAATGTTTGAACTAAGAAATGCTATGGACTTTAGACCATACAAAACTGCAACAGCTGCTAGCACTCAAGCTACTTCGACTGGTAATATTTCTGCAGCGACAGTAAATCCAGCAACAACTACTTCTATGTATGTTCCCACAGGAGGTTTAAGAACTTCTATTCCTGGAAGTAATATGTATATTGACTATTCATATTACCTTGCTAGAAGAGATTTGATTGCTGTAGACACCAACGGTAATTTCATTTTATATAAAGGCAAACCAGACATAAATCCTATCAGCCCTATTGCGCCTGATAATGTTATGCCTTTGGTCAAAGTTCTTATCAAACCATATCCTTCTTTGTCTGAAACTTATGCAAGACAACTTGGTAATCAAACATATGGTTGTACTGCCAAAAATATTGCAAATAGAAGATATACTATGAAGGATATTGGCACTATCAAAAATAGAGTTGATAATCTAGATTATTATAATGCTTTGACTCTTCTAGAAAAAACAGCAACAGATTTAAATATTACAGATGCTGCTACTGGTCTGGATAGATTTAAAAATGGATTCTTTGTTGACGGTTTCGTAGATCACTCTTTGGGTGATACCAGAAATGACGATTATCGATGCTCCATTGATCCTAAAGAAAACTGTATTAGACCTTTTCACGAAGCTGATTCAGTAAAGTATCAATATCAGTCCACAGGTTCTTCTGGAGTTCAGTTAACTGGTTCTCTTGTAACTAGACCTTACACTGAAACAGTGTTACTAAGCCAAAAAAATATTTCAACTAGAAGAAACATTGAATACAGTGTTTACAGATTCGTAGGAAGAATGACCTTCCGTCCAGAAACTGATATCTGGCACGACCAAAAAACAGTTGATAAAAAAATCACCTATGGTGATGATTTGCCAAATCCTATCTTGTTAAGCACAGAATGGACTTCATGGGAAAAGTATGGCGTAGGTAAACCAGTCTATAACGTTTATTCAACAAATGAAGGAGGTTATGGTAATAGCTGGAATGGTGGCAAATCATTAGAAGGTTCTTTCTCTAGTTATAAAGAAGCTTTGGATTTTGCTAAACCAGTTAAAACAAATACTCTTCCTGCTAATTATTATGCATATAATGCAGGTGGTGGTTATAACCCAAGAACTCCTTACTATTTGGCTAATGGTCAATTAGTTACCGGTTATTTTGGATGGTCAACAAACCCAGATATAGCCGTTCAAATGGGCAGTGGTAATTTAGGTAGTAATACACCTGATAATTTCATGCGTTCCTTTGCTATTGAAGGAACAGATCCGGGCACTACAGAACGCAGAAGTAAAGTAGAAAAATCTCTTGATTGGGGAACTGAAACACAAACTCTAGGTTCTTTCGTAACTGATGTTACCTTAGCAACATATATCAGACCACAGACTATAACCATAATAGTTCAGGGTCTAAAGGCCAGAACTAGATACTGGGTCTACTTTGATTCAGAAAATATGACCAGCTATTGTTCTCAGTGGGTAGCATCTAATCTTTTTGGCGCTAAACCAGATAGCTATAAAACAGAGGGTGCTGAGCTAATTACTAATGACGGCGGTGATCTTGTATTCGATTTGAGATTACCAACAACTGGTAAACGCTTTAAAGTTGGCACTAAGGAAGTTATTGTAACTGACTCGCCAACTAATGCTGTTGATGCAACTTCACACGCCAGAGGTTATTGGACTTCTTTAGGAATCAACGCTCAGAAACAAAACACTATTGTTTCTACTGTTGTTCCTACTATTGAAACTAACTCAACCCCAGAAGAAAGATTTATTCCAGGAAAGGGACAAACTCTAGAAATTTGGGCTTGTTCATGTATGGCATATTCGTTTAAAGTTGATGTTCCACCAACAGAAGATGGTATTTTCCTAACTTCTGTAGACATTTTCATCGAATCAATGCACCCAACTCTTGGTGTTTGGTTTGAAATTAGAGAAATGAATGCCGGTGGTGTTACCAAGAATCAGGTTCCTTATTCTGAAGTTTGGATGAAGAGAACTGATCCTAGAATCAAGTTGAATCCTGTTGGAACAACTAATTTCCAAGCCACAAAGGTAAACTTCCCTGCACCTGTTTACCTAATGAATAACACTTCTTACGCATTTGTTATTCACACTGAAGGTTTGAACCCTGATACATATTTCTGGGTTTCAAGACTTGGCGAAACTGACGTTCTTACTAATAGTCAAATTACTAGTAGAAGATTGACAGGAACTTTGTATACCACTAATAACAATACTAATTATGATATGGTTCCTGACGTTGATTTGACTTGTACTTTCAATAGAGCAAACTTTGCTGTCGGTTCCGGAACTGCTATGCTTGGTAACATTCCTGTTGAATATATTAAGCTAAAATCAGGTGCTGGAGCTTTCACTAATTATGGTGAAGAAATTGTTGGCTCTGCTAAACTAGCATTGACAAGCATAGTTTCAACAGGAAACACTATTGTAATAGGTGATATTTTAACAGGTTCAAGCTCAGGCGCTGTTGGAAATGTTACTGCAGTAGGCGCTGGTTCATTGTATTCTACCACAGGAATTGGTTTCTCTAACACTGAAACTGTTACTGTTAAGAATTCATCAGGAACTCTTAAGAATATTTCAGCTACAGTAAATGGTGTTTATAGTGGTTCAGGAAAACTAAAATCATACGATAGCGCAAATAATATTTTTATTATTGAAGATTCAAACGGATTGTATCTAGCGAACGGTGTAGTAAAAGGTGTTAGAAGTGCTAACGTTGGTGTAATTGATTCATTCACTTATTACCCATATTCAACCACTTGTTTGAAGCCTCATTATCTAACATTTAGAAACACTTCTTGTGGTTTCGAAAAGAGAGGCTGGAGATCTGATACAAACGCATATGGTAATTATTATCCTGGAATACCAGATGTTTCTTCAGATTTTTACGAAGAAAATAAAATACTTTCTAGAGTAAATGAGATATCGTTGAACTCTAGTAATCCAAGTTCACAGGCCAGAGCAACATTAACTACTTCTAGTGTATATGTTTCACCTGTTATTGACTTGTCAAGAGGTAATAGCGTTTATGTTCATAATTTGATTAATGCAGACGACCCGGATGTATTGATATTGGATAATATTGATCAGGGAGCTAATACTATAATCATAGGCGATAAAATCGTCGGAACAGTAAATGGATATGTTACTTCTATAATAGGTAATACTGTTATTACTGACGTAAATGGATATGCAAACGCTGAAATTATTACTGTGTATGAATCTACAGGAACAACAAGTAAAGGCATATCTGCCAATGTTATTAGTGTTTCTAGATCCGAAGATCAAATCTCTGGCGGAAGTCTAATAAATAGATATATTAGTAAAGTCATTACTTTGGCAGAAGGCCAAGATGCAGAAGATTTGATAGTAAAAATAACTGCATATAGACCTGTTGGAACTGACGTCAAAGTTTGGTTTAAAGTTGCTAATGCAGAGGATTATCAAGGTTTAAGTAATAAAAAATGGACACCAATGGTTTATTTTGACTCGATTTATAGTTCAAGCGTAAACAATAGAGATTTCTTAGAATTTGATTATTCTGTAAATCCTGATAATTATGATGGTAATGGTATATTGCAATATACATCTGAAGGAAACACTTTCAAGGGATTCAAACAGTTCCAAATTAAGATTGGATTGTATGGTAATGCTGACGGTATAAGTTCAGCTCTAGTTCCTAAAGTTGGTGACCTAAGAGTTATTGCACTACAGAGATAATATGATGGAACAAAAAACAGAAAAAGAAGGTCTATACAGAGATTTGTCAACAGGGGCGTTATTAAATAAAAATAACGCTGGCCTGTTGGCTTATAAAATAAGAAGAGAAAAAGAGAAAGAATTCGAATCTTTCAAAGAAAAAATAAAAAGAATTGATGATGACATTTCTGAAATTAAAAACGTTCTAAAAGCTATAGCAGAGAAGATCTAGAATGACAATTAATGTAGCAAATACGGAATTAAATAACACATTCGAATATTGGCGTGGCAGAACAAACGAACTTGCAACGTTAATGTCGAATTGTGTAATTACAACGACAGCAAATTTGGCTTCTGCTCAAACTGCTGGTAATGCTGCAATTTCTGGTAGATTTTCTGCAAATAGTTTAACAGCTGCTAACGTTTATACTAACAGTGTTATTACTGTTAACGTATCCACAATTAATACTGCCAGCGAAGATCACTATTTCGTAACAAATACTACAGCCCTTACCTTGGGTAATAATACTTGTAATACATACATAACGCCATCTTCTATTAGAGCTAATAATGTTTTAGTTAATGATAATGTTGCTATCAACACTTCAGCTTTATATGTTGGCGATATCAATGGTAATCTTGTTTTAAATAAAGCTACCATTTATATTCAGAGCAATGACATTGTTAACACTGTTTTAACTTCTGCTAATTTCAAAGTTTCAAATAATAATGTTAATTCCAATTTAACATACAATTCTTTAACTATTGGAAACGTAGTAGTCAACAGCACATCGATGTCGTTCCCAACAGTTACTGGGACTCCCGTAATAAATTCTTCCACCATTGTTATTGGTGCGAACGTTTATGCGAACACTTCGACTTTATTGGTCGGAAATTCATCTGTTAACTCCACTGTCAACTCGACAATGGTTCAGATGTCAAATTCTTCTGGCACAGCTAATCTAACTCCTGTTGATCTTAAGATTGGCACTTCAATCGTCAATAGCACAATCATTACAACTGGCGCTGGCGGTTTGGTCGCAAACACTACCGCTATAACAGTAGGTTCAAACGTAGTTGTTAACACTTCAGTTGCTACCATTGGTAATTCGACTGTAAATACAGTTGCAAATTCTTCTTTATTGAAGATTGCAAACAGCACAGGAATTGCTAATCTTACTCCTACAGCCGTTTCTATAGGTATCTCTGTTCTTAATAATACTTCAGTATTAATTGGTTCAAACGTTATTGCAAATTCTTCAACGTTGTTTGTAGGTAATTCTTCAGTAAATGCTACTGTGAATTCTACAATGACTCAGATGTCTAATTCTTCTGGGACTGCAAATCTAACACCAGTAAACCTTACAATAGGTACTTCTCTTGTTAACAGCACAATTATCACAACTGGCGCCGGTGGATTAGTAGCTAATACTTCTGCTATTACTGTTGGATCTAATGTAGTTGTTAACACTTCAGTTGTTACTATTGGTAATTCATCTGTTAACACTGTTGCAAATTCTTCTCTACTAAAAATTGCTAATAGTTCCGGAATAGCAAACTTAAATCCTACATCAATTAAAATTGGTATTTCAGAACTCAACAATACTTCAGTATTGGTTGGAGCAAACGTAATTGTTAATGCTACAACATATTTTGTTGGTAATTCTTCAGTAAATTCTATTAGTAATTCCACTTTAATTCAAGTAGCAAATTCTTCAGGCACAGCTAATTTAATTCCAACAAGTCTTGCTATTGGAGTTTCTACTGTATCAAACACTAATGTTACTGTTGGTGCTAATGTCACAGTAAACACTACTACATTTTTCGTAGGTAATTCTAGTGTAAATAGCGTATCAAATTCAACTCTACATCAAGTTTCCAATTCTAGTGGTATTGCTAATTTAACTCCAACATCAATAGCTATTGGTATTTCTACTCTATCAAATACTAATATTACTGTTGGCGCTAATGTTGTTGTAAATTCTTCAACATATTTTGTTGGTAATTCTACTGTCAATTCTATCAGTAATTCTACTTTAATTCAGGTAGCCAATTCAACAGGAACTTCCAATCTAACTCCTATAGACCTTAGAATTGGCACTTCAGTGGTTAACTCTACTGTTATTGCAGCCGGAGCTAACGTAATTGCTAATACTACTGCGGTTTATGTAGGCAATTCAAGCACAAACTCTGTTCTTACTTCAACATTATTGCAATTAGCTAATTCTTCAGGATCAGCTAACTTAAACTCATCAAGCTTGACTATAGGTCTATCAGCAATATCCAACGGATTCTTCAATGCTGGCGCAAACGTCTCAGTAACCACTAGTGGGTTTACTGTTGGCAATTCAACAGTAAATGCTGTGGCCAATTCTTCTTTGTTGAAGATAGCAAATAGTTCAGCTACAGCCAATATATCTCCTATAGGTTTGAATGCTGGTATTTCTACAGTAAACACTATTGCTGTTTCTGTTGGCGCTAACGTAATTGCAAATAGTTCTTCATTGTTTGTAGGTAATTCTTCAGTAAATGCTTCAGTTTCAAGCACTTTACTATCAGTTACAGATGCTCTTGGTAATACAAATGCAAACACTTCCGGTGTTTATGCTACTGGAACTGTTAATGCTGCTACTCTTTCTACAACAAGATTTACTGCTAATTCTACATTAGCAAATGTTTATGCACTAAATGTTCAAACAAATACATCTACTTTTGGAACTGCAGCTTATATTATTGCCAATGGTAATATTGGTATTGGTAATTCATCACCAGTTACAAAACTAAGAGTAGATGGTGACACTGTAATTAATGGTAACACTATATTCGGATCTGGTAATTCTACTTACAAAACTATCGTTGATGGTTTGCTTGAAGTTACTGGCGATTTGTCTGTAAGCGGTACTTTGAGTTATACTGGTAATGCTGCAGGAAATATCATTCCTCAGGGTAACGGTTATAATCTAGGTAATGCAACAAATAGATGGGGTCTGTTTGGTGCTAGTTTGAATGTTGCTGGCGGTAATACTCTTATTGCTTCGCCTAATACTGTAGTTTCATCTAATCTTATTGTAAATGGCGCTAATTTTACTATTGCTTCTAACATCAGTCACACTGGTGCTAATCTAGTAATATCCGGAACCAATACAAGTATCAGTTCTAATTTAACAGTTACTGCTACAACAACAACTCTTAACTCTAATGTTGTATTGGGTATTGGTACCACTCTAAGCGGTTCTGGCGCTGATATCAGTCTTAGAAATGCTACATTTAGTGGTAACCTAGTTGTTGGCGGAACAGTCGTATCTGTTAATACTGCCACATTAATGGTAAATGACAATATCATTGAACTAGCTGATAATAATATAACAACTGATACTGTTGATATTGGCTGGTATTCACCAGCTGGTAATACTAGCAAAATTTGGTATTCAGGTTTAGTTCGTCAAGCTGCTAAGTCTTCAAACAGCAATCCTTATTTCTGGTTGTTTGTTTCTAACACCAACCCAAATACAGCTACAACAGTTGACACTTCTGCAAATTCAGGAACAGGAACTCTTCAAGCATATCTCGTTCCTTATGGAACTGGTGGCGCTTTCGTAGCAAATTCTACTGTTGTTAATATTACAGCAAATTCAACTGTAAGTTCTACAATAACTGCTAACAGCCTATATGGTACTGTTCTAACTGCAACTCAGGGAACAATAAACCACGATTCGCTAGCAAACTTCGTTGGTAACGAACATATTGATCACACCACAGTAACATTAACTGCTGGTAATGGTCTTACTGGCGGCGGAACTATAGCAGCCTCTAGAACATTCGATATTGGCCAAGGTAATGGTATTTCAGTTTCTGCTGATGCTATCGCTGCAGCAGCCGCCAACGGTATTTCAGTCACATCTTCTGGCATTAATGTTCTTGCTGGCAACAATCAGTTAATTTCTAATACAACTGGTCTATGGATCGATCAAACTAAGATTGACCATAATAGCCTTAGCAACTATGCAGTTAATAGACATATTGATCATACTGCAGTTTCTATTACAGCAGGAAATGGTCTGAGTGGTGGTGGAGATATATCTTCAACAAGATCTCTAGCCGTATTAGCTAACACTGGTATTATTTCTAACTCATCTGGTGTGTTTGCTAACTCTACATATATTCAATCTCTAGTAAATGTCTCAAACGGATCTGTTACAACTTCTGGAACAACTGCTCAGAATATCGACAGCTTCTTGATTGGTTCATATCTAGGTTCAGAATATCTCATCAGCGTTTCAGATAATGTTGCTAATAATAAATATGTGTCTAAAGTTCTCGTTATGCACGATGGTTCAGCTTCTCAGATTACTGAGTATGCATCTATCACTTCAAATAGTAACGTTGGTGTATTTTCAGCGACTCAAAATTCTACACATATTATACTACAGTTTACACCAGCATTATCAGCAACAACAGTTAAGTATACTAGAACGGTAGTCTAATGGCAACAAAAGCTAACTTAGTTATAGATCAAGGCACCAATTTTTCAACAGATCTAACATTAACCGACGAAAACGGCGATATGTTGAATCTTGTTGGATATACAGCCAATTCTCAGCTAAGAAAATGGTATACTTCGACAAATTATGTGGCCTTTACAACTGCAGTTAATACTAGTGTTGGAGTTATTACTTTGTCATTAACAAATGCTCAGACAGCAAATCTTGTGGCTGGTAGATACGTATACGACGTGGAAATATCTGACGGCACTACTATTTCACGTGTAGTTGAAGGGATTATCACAGTTACACCTAATGTTACGAGATAAAAATGACTATAACTAATGTAGTAGTAGGTAGAAAGAGAACTATTCGTGTTTCAGCTAATGGAACAGCTGGGGTTTTGGAGACCTCTTCGCCTGTTACTCTTAAAAATACACCTACAATAAGTACAGGGATAGAAAGATTAGACAGTCTAAAAGACGTTTATTCAGTAGATGAAACTACAGGCGCTGTTCCTGTTTATGATTCTGTAACAGACAAATATATCATAAAGAAACTTGATCTTGGTACTGATGTTGTTGGCGATCTAGATGGTGGAAGCTTTTAATTTATAAATATATAAAAATTCACAGGAGCACCATTTAATATGGCCAATAAGATTCAGATTAAAAGATCTACGTCCAACGCTACAGTTACTGGACTATCAAACGGCGAATTAGCCTTTACTCAAGCCTCTAATACGCTTTATATTGGTCTTCCAGACGGGTCGGGTGTCCTTCGTGTTGGTGGCGCTCAGTATCCTGGTACTCTGACTGCTAATCATGCCCTTGTAGCCAACTCTACAAGCGGTATTGATAAAGTTATTGTTGCCAATGCGGTAATTACATCTTTGGTCGCAAATGGATCTGCCGGTTCAAATGGGCAGGTTCTAGTTGTTAATTCTTCAGGCGGCGTTTATTGGGGTACAGGTACCTCTGGATCAAACACTTATGTTCAGTTCAATGATTCTGGCGTAGCTAATGGTGTTGCTGGGTTTACATTTGTCAAAACTTCTAACACGCTTGCAATCGGTAATACTATTACCACCAACAATTTATTTGGAACAACTGTTAATGCTGCTTCTCATACTGTTGGAACTGATGTAGTTGCTAATTCTATTGGAGTTTTCGCTACAGGCACAGTTAATGGCGCTACAATTAGTGTTGGTTCTAATTTTAAAGCAAATGTTACTCAAGTCACTATCGGAACAGGTGTTGGTCTTTCTGTTAATGGTTCTCTTGGTACAGCCAATCAGGTTCTTAGAACAAACGGTTCTAGCACATATTGGGCAGACGACGTTGGTGATATTTCGAGCATCACTGCTGGAGACGGTCTAAATGGTGGTGGTAGCGTAGGCGATATCACTATTGATGTCGGTGCTGGTATTGGTATTTCGGTTAATGCAACAGCCGTAAGCGTTCTTCCTAACAACGGTATTATTGCTAACACTACTGGTACTTACGTTGACCCTGCTAATGGTGTTTATGTCGATGCTTCTGGTGTTGGCGTTTTAGCTAATAATGGTATTGTTTCTAATACTTCTGGTACATGGGCAAAGGCTGCTAATGGTATCAGCGTTGACTCTTCCGGTATTAACGTTGTTGGCAACACTGGTGTTACCGTTAATGCCACTGGTGTTTTCATCGGACAGCCGGTAGCTACAACTTCTAACGTAACATTCGCAAATGTCGTTACCACTGACTTATCAGTTAATGGTAATACAACTCTTGGTGATGCAACTTCTGACAAAGTAACATTTAATGCTCGTATCGACACAGCTATTATCCCAACCACAAACAATAGCTATGATTTGGGTTCGAACTCTTTACGTTGGGCCAATATATATGTTAATCACATTAGTACCACAGATGGAGCTTCATTTGGCTCAAATGTCAGTGTTGCAGGAACTCTAACTGTTACTGGCAATCTAGTAACTCAAAATGTTCAATCAGTTATTGTTTCTGACCCAATGATATACCTTGCTGGTAACAATTATTCCAGCGATTTAGTCGATATTGGTTTTGCTGCAAACTACAATGATGGTGCAAACCGTCATACTGGTTTATTTAGGGATCATACTGATGGATTATGGAAGCTATTCTTTAATCTAGAACAAGAACTATCTGGTAACAATGATGTAGATACTAACGATGCATCATATAGAACAGCAACTCTTGTCGCATATCTAGCTTCCGGTGCTCTTACCACTAATACAACATCAGCTAATTTAACAGCCAATTCTACATATTCTGTTGGCATTGTTGCTAATACTCTTACTCTTGCCACTGCTCTTGCAGGAACTTCCGGTGGTACTGGAAAGGCAACAGTAACTAATAATGCATTATTGGTAGGTAACTCAACCAATGGATATAACGAATTAACACTTGGCACTAGCGGATATGTTCTGCAGTCTAACGGAACAGCTCT